TTTCGCTGTATTCCTTAAGCCATCCTAACTCTTGTAAACCCATTGTGAAAGATTTGGTTGCTTTAAATTCCGGTTTTCTACCCATTTAATAATTCTCCATGTAATAATTTTTAGTTATTCCTTTCTTTTTACAGGCAGGACATACAACATATGTTCTATGTTTACACATCATTTAAGATCCTCTAAATCCGCATCCATAGGATAAGCTATAGTTTCTAAATGTTTTAGAGCTTCAAACTTTTGAGTTTCTCTACCGAACTGCGCTAAAGCAATTAATGCTTTAAGTTCGATTTCTTGCTGTCGTTGCCTGTATAGTTCATAATCAAATACACTCATGGTAAAAAGAACAACAGCGAACCCTACTTAATATAATACATTATTATATAATTAACAAAAGAGTCACTCTTAAAAAAAAAAAAAAAGAGATAGTTATACCAATATAATATAATAATTATGTTATTTATTTACTTAAAATGCCCTTAGGAATAGAAGGTTTTGCGTTGATTTGGGCCTCTTTAGGCCCATTTTCACCCTCTTTTTGACCATCTAACCCCTCTTTTAGGCCCATTACCCCCCCTATTCCGGCCTTATTAGCCATGTATTCGACCATCATAGAGGGCCAGTCGCCATCCTTAACCGCTTTTCTTAAATTATTCATTGGATCTAACTGTTTAGCTTTTTGAGTCATTGCCCCAACCGAACCAAAAAAACTTTGTTGGAAATCTTCAAGTTTTGTGTGAAAGCGATCCTCTATTTCTTGTATTATAGCTTCTAATGCTTCAAGCAAAACTTCGTCACTTTCAGCACTTTGCACCCATGTAGTCCATTTCTGACGCGATAACTCCGCTATATATTGACTTAAAAACCAATAAAAGATAGTCCAAACGGTAGCATATGCTAATAGAACATAAGTGTCAATTACCACTTATCCTTGATCCCATTGACTTTGTGGTATTATATCGGGTTTACTACAACCCTCAAGTTTCATTGCTTGTATTGTGTGTAATTGCGCTAAAGCTTGTAATGGAACCCCAACAAAAGGGATTCCTTCAGCTATTGTGTTCTGATTTGCATAATCAGTTGCATAACGTGTGCATCGTGGAATTTCAACCATTATTTCGGGGTCAAGTTGCGACGGGACTAAATCGGGTGTCATAGGTTCCGTTCTTTGTTGTTCCCCTCTGAAAAATTTTGTTAATCCTTTAGCAACCCATAACCCCGCGCCTATAGCCTCTTCTTCTAAAGCCGATATTACTTTTTCTTTAATATCATCTCTAAATATGTAGGCTATTGATGCAATACTTACGCCTAAAATAATAGGGAGTCCTGAAATAATCGCTTCGGTTGTTAGATCTCTTTTATTTTCTCTTTTGTAGTATCGGTTTAATGCGTCAGTTTGAACTTTTGTTAATTTCTTGAACGTGCCGTCAGGCAATAACTCCAAAGCCATTATCGTGCCTTTGGTGGTAGACTGGTAATTGGTATATCTTTTGTAGCATCAAGCCACCATGTAGTAAGTTGTTCACCTGATATCGGTGGTATTACTACAGGTTGTTTAATTTCTGTTATTTGTGGCACTACTTTTGGTTTTTTTAATCGCCAGTCAAAATCGGGGTCATAAACAACAGGTTGACTTATTGCAGGTGAGCCATCCATGAGTTCCCGTTTTTTCAATAAGTCAACGATAAAGAATAATTCCGCAATCATTCATCATCACCCTTTAGCTTGCGGTATGCCTCGAGTGCTTGTTGTGATCTAAAAAGTGTATCTAATAGCCTACTTAGTTGCGTCATATCAGCGTTTACCCCCCCTTTTACGGGTCTTTCTGAATGCTACAGCCATCTTTTTTAGGTTTAATTTGCCGTTGCGGTATCTAAAGCGTGGTTTCTTGCTGTTAGCTTTAACGTATTTGTTCCATGCTGACAGCTTGCGTTTACGTGTTGTCTTAATTCCCGTTCTAATACTAACTGGATCCGCATAATCAACGCCCTCTATACCTTTGCCTGCCTTCATGCCGTCAAAGAAACCCATGCTGTAATACTCGCGTTCTTTTCTTGTAGGCATTAAACAAGCCTCATAAATGCGGTTTCTATATCTGACTCTCCCCCGCTGTTATTAACAATCTTAAATTGTAGAAGCTTTTGATTTGCTAAGATCCCTTCAATAATAAATATATTCCATACATCGGCTGTCATTGCTTCGCTATTATCATCAAACATATCGCCAAAAGCATTACTGGCCGTCGACTTATTACCTCTTAATGTAGAAGCGGGGTTAACATCTCTTAAATTAGAATAAGCAAAGTCAGCTGGCCCCATTATTGCCGTGACGGCGTAATTACCCGCCCTTGTTGGTCTAATAGCTATTTGAACGTCACTAAAACCCGTCATATCTAAAGGCCATATAGTCCCGCCTGCGCTTTGTGGGGCTAATATCTGCCCTGTATTTGGAATGCCCTCGTCTTTAGCAAAACTATGGAATTGTTCATCACTTGATAGGCGACCTTTCCAATCACCTTTTTCATCTACGAAACCAGTATCTAATGTTGGCTGTATAAATTGTGGGACTTCAATATCACCGTTAACCGTTGCCGATTCAACGCCAGCTTTCCTTGTTAAACTCCATGGCGCGTAAGCTTCGCGCTTTTGAACCATGTTAATCTTAAGCGAAAACCAAAGTGACCGCACAACTTGCGGTGCCTACGTCAGTATCCATTGCCATAGCAACACTTACCTGATTAGATCCTACAACCGGAATTGCGACATCTAAAGAGAATGGTAGATTAGTTGCGCCGTTAGTGGCGGGTGTGCCGTCAACACCTTGTGAACCTACAACAAGTGTTTCTTGTCCTTGTGATAATCCATCACCGCTAAGTTGCATAGCAAAGGTTGTTGCACCATTTGTTGCACTGTCTGTTGCTACTGTTGCTATAATGCCAACAATGCTTGTTGCTTGCTTGGGGATTTGAATGCTGGCGGTCGTGGATTGTCCATATAATGACCCTAAAGAAGTCATGGAATCCGCGCTCGTCAAAGCACCCTCCCTCGATCTGTAGAAGGCGCACATGATTATGCCTTGATCCTGATTGGGCCAAGTTTGGCCAAGGTTCCGGATGCAAAACCTTTTGTTAATGCTTTAGCAATAAATGCTCCCGCTAAAGTTGCGGTGATCGCTTGTTTATTACTAATTACACTTGATTCTAATGTGCTTAATGCACCTTTTATATTTCCTGACATGGCACTTTCTAACGCTGACCCTGCCCCCGTGCTTTGCATAAGAGCCAAAGCAGTGCCTGCCTCTATTGCTGATATGTTAAAACTCTTCTTTGCCCTACGTCTTGGGGCTTTACGTCTTGCTACCATAACGGATTAAAGTTTAATCTGTTATATATATCTATTGGCTTAATTATTATTGGCTACGTGCAAGGTGATATTGGATAACTTCGGTCTTATCTTCGCCACATTCAAAGCATAACCAATTATCTTTTACTTGTTCAAACTCTCTTCTTTCCATACATCGAGTGCAAAAAGCAAGAGGCCCGCGTGCGATCTTCTTATGTTCTTCGGTATTATCTTCTAACATTGCCTTTCTAATTAGTTTATTTACAATTGCTGAAGCTTTTTCATTCTTTTTTTCGCTGTATTCCTTAAGCCATCCTAACTCTTGTAAACCCATTGTGAAAGATTTGGTTGCTTTAAATTCCGGTTTTCTACCCATTTAATAATTCTCCATGTAATAATTTTTAGTTATTCCTTTCTTTTTACAGGCAGGACATA